AGCGCCACCAGCGCCACTAGAAAGACCACCATTACTATTACCGCCGCCTCCGCCGCCAGCATAACCTTGACCACCGTTACCAGCAGCGCCACCACTAACTCTGCCACCTCCGCCTCCGCCGCCAGTACCTTCACCACCCCAACCGCCACCACCTGTGCCAGCAGTACCAGCAACGCCACCAGCGTGCCAAGAAATAGAACCTGCGCCGCCGTTGTACGAACCGCCACCGCCTCCTCCACCGCCGCCTGCTACACCGCCGCCACCTGTACCTCTATTTCCTGAGCCACCGTAGCCAGCAATCCAGCCATTAAATTTAGTAATTCCTGAACCAGCACCAATAACGCAGGTATTAGTTGCTTGTGTTTTTACCCAAGTTTGAACAACTGCTCCACCACCGCCGCCTCCAAAATATGAACCACCACTAGTTCCACTTATGCCACCACCACCAACAATTACTGCATATACCCAAGTAATATCAGCGGGTAATGAAATTGTTGTGCCAGAAGTAACTGTTTGGCGAAGAAGCATTTTTGATTGGTCAAAACCACCAGATACTGGATTAACTTTAGAAATAGCCATTACGAAATCTCGCTTCCAAATGCGTTAAATGAAAGATTAGCACTAGATGCATATACAGTAATTACATCTGCTGCTCCTAGAGTAATACCAAGCGTAAATGCTGTTGTGTCATTAGCCGCTACTGTAGAGTCATAAGCAATATAATGCTCGTTAGCAAGCGTTGCACCTGCAGGACGGACAGCAATACGGAATGTTGCTGCAGTAGCAGCACGATTACATACAGTAATAGTAGAAACTACTGCTTGAGTAGCACTTGGTACCGTTTCTAAGGTTGTATTTGTTGTTGCGCTAGGAGCAACTTGTCCTAGTACTTTATATGCTGTTGGCATTTGTTATGCTCCCATTGTCATTAGTGCTGTTGGTGTTGAATCGGCAGCAGCAACTGCTGCCGCTACTTCTGCGTCTGTTGCCATAGCAGTTGCAGTTCTTGCTAAGTTTGCTAGGTCTCTTGCTTTAGTCATTAGTATGCTCCCATAATTGTCATAATAATATCTGAGTATTGGGTTAAATCTGGTGCTGGTACTTCACCCCAGGCTAAACCTGTGGCTGTGCTTGAGTCAGCCTTTAAGAAATAACCATTAGTTCCAACAGTTAATTTGCCAGGAGTATCAGCAGATGTAGCAACAAGTATGTCGCCCTTAGCGTCAAAGAGTGAACGAGCAATAGAGTCTGCAAGTTCAAATGCTGTAAAGGTAATAACTTCTAGAATATCTCCAGCAGCAAGGGCTGCAAGAGATGTGATGCTTGTTCCATTGCTGGCTGTATAGTCAGATGAACGTGTAAGAAGCACACCATTTAGGTATACCTGTTCTTTACCTGGAATGTAAGAAAGTGTTAATCCATTATCATCTACACCAGATTCTGAGGTTTCTCCGCCTGCCGCTGTAAAGCGGAAGCGGTAGATGTCTGCAGTAGATGAGATTGAACCCCAAGCAGAACCTGTCCAAGCAAACATCTGGTTACTTGTTGAGTTCCAGTAGATAGCACCAGTAACAAGTGCGTTACCGTCATTGTCTACGGATGGAGGAGTTGACTTAGCACCAAGGTAGCGGTCATCAAAAGAATCATATGATGCTGCAGCAGCGGCTGCGCTTGCAGCGGCAGCAGTAGCAGAACCTGCAACTGTGTCTACATAAACTTTAGTAGCAGCATCTGCGTTGCTAGTTGGTGTTCCTAGATTAGTTACTTTAAATCCACCAGCATCTAAGTTACCAGCCAGTACACCAGTTGTTTTATTTAAGTATGTACCTGAAAGACTAACAGCACCAACATTACCGTCAACAGATAAAACCGCATCTGTTGGAGTAAGTAGTTCTTGCCAGTTAGCAAGTGTGGTTGCTGGACTTGCTGTAAGAATAAAAGACTTATTAACGTCTGTACGAACCGCAACGTCACCAGTCTGTGCAGTTAATGCAAGCATTGCTGCTTGAGAATTAACTACAGATGTATGCGAAATAGCCAATGCTGGCAAGTGATGTGTAGGAACTAAACCTGAACCATCAAGTTCGGCAAGTCCATTTACTGCACCTTTCTGGCTATTAATATAATTAATAGTTACTGCATCTTGAAGGTTAGTTGGGTCTGCAAGACCTGTAATCTTCTGAGCATTTAAAGGAACTGCAGCAGTAGGTGCAGCCATCTGGTCTAGACGATTAGTGCGAACCTGAGTATTAAAATCAGAAATAGTTGAGGCAGCCTGTGTACCAGTATGGTTGCCACGGGCATATGGGTCAACCGCAAACTTTGCTCCTGTAATAGTTCCATCTGCAATATCAGAGGCTACGATAGTTCCATCAACCAAGTCAGCAGAAGTAATAGTTCCGCCAAGGCTTAACTTGCTGTAAGCAATACCAGCAGTTGTTGATATATCCTCATTTGCGATTGTTCCATTAGCAATCTTGGCAGAAGTAACAGCACCATCAGCAAGGTCTGCAGTAGCAATAGTTCCATCTAGGATTTTAGCAGAGGTAATAGCACCGTCAGCGATATCTCCAGCCACAATAGTACCATCAGCAATTTTGGCTGAGGTAACGGCTGAGTCTGCAATCTTACTTGTTGTTACACTAAGGTCTGCAATATCTGAAGTACTAATACCACCATCTGCCAACTTAGCAGATGTAATAGAGCCATCTGCAATCTTAGGGGTAGTTATGGCTGCATCTGCAATATCACCAGTTGCAATAGTAGCATCAGCAATCTTTGCTGATGTAATAGCCGAATCAGCAATCTTTGCAGTAGTTACATTAGCATCTACAATCTTAGCAGTAGTAACTGAGTTGTCTGCTAGTTTGGCAGTTGTTACGTTAGCGTCAGCAATCTTGGCTGTTGTTACAGCATTTGCTGCAAGCATTGTGTTACTTACTGTTCCAGTATCTGAATTAAGAATTATGGTAGCAAGAGGAATGCCATGTGCTGTAGCAGAGTTTGCACGTAGTAATTCAGTATGTGTATTTGCTTCGCGGTAATCGCGACCAATAGCCATATGGCGAACCTCAGCACCAGCAGAGTGAGCCTGTGCTACAGAACCATCAATATTACGAACGATTGCTAGAGTATTACCAGATACGGGATTACCGTCTACCTTGTAAACATCTACAATTTCTTCAAGGGCTGTATCTGGGTCAATGACAACTGTGTATGTTTCACCAGCAGCAATAGTCACTCCGCCAAGGAGTGACGTTGCAGACACAACTGTAATCGAGTTACTAGATGATGTGATTGCAGATGCAAGGGTTGTCTTCTGCGAACGGGATGAGTATTTACGGATTGTCATTCAGTTTCCTTATCGGCTGTATCGAATGCGTGGAGGATATTGTTGTTGTTGTGCTTGCACTTCTTCTGCTAGGCGGGCTGCATAAAGTTGATACAAAGCACGTGTTGCTGTATTTCCAGAACTGTATGGACGCTTTGTATCAATTTCATCAGCCTGTGGGCTAGTCAAAGCATTGCGTGCAGGGTCTAGGAATGAGAGCAATCGGTATGATGCTCCAAGCACAATTACATCCTTGACTGATTCTGATAGTCCCGTTTGCGCTGCAAAAGAATCAGTAGATGATGTGCTTAAAGTATTTGGTGCTGCTGCATAGGTAACATTAATCTTGCGACCAGCATGGATATATCTGTCATTGATTGTTACGGTTTGCGCTCCAGCGCCCCAAGCAGTTGCATCTGGAGATGAATCCCAAGTAAAGCGTGTAATAGGAATCCAACGCTTGGTAGAACCAATGTCTTCCCATGACATACGCAAGATGTTCTGGATGTTTAAATTTGTAAAAGCATATGTATCTACAACTGAGTTGTAGGTAAATGATGTGTTCTTTGCTGCAAAGATAGACGAACCAATGGCTCGGATAGTATCTTGAATAGCACGCTTGACAGATGAGCGTGGGAATGTAGGAGTAATAATTACTCGGTCACCAGCATCATGTGTGGTAGCAGTAGTACCCATAAACCCACGACCATATGGCGGGATAGTTGCAGTCTTAGAGATGCGGTCATATGAGTTAACCCATAGCAACTCATCACCAATCTCAATAATACCGCTACCGATTTCTTCAGCGTCAAGCGAGAAGGTAGTAGGGGCTGCTAGTGTAGATGTGGTTGTAGTAATGTTTGTCGTCAAGTGTGTGGTACGGTCTTGCTGCAGCGTATAGCCAGCAAGATTCATAACAACTTCGTCTGTAAGTACGTCTAATGTTGATGCCATTATTTAGCCGCCTTCTTTGCAATATTGGCAGCCTCACGGCGTGCACGTTCAATCATCTGTTTAATTTGGGCATCAGTCATGCCACGTGCTTTTGCCTTAGCAATCGCACGCTGTTGTGTTGCTTTAATTACTGCAGCCCTGCGCTCAGCAGTTGGGGTTAGTGCTCTAGCACGACCCCTAGCAATTACTTCTCTAGATACACGAACTGGCTTACCTTTTTCAGTAGCAGCAATTCCACGTGCTACTTCAGCATAGCGTCGCCATTCTAAAGATGACATACCACTTGGACGCGAAACGTTTGTAGAAGATAGTGGAAGTTTTTCTGCACCAGATGCTAGTCTAGATTCGATTGTTGGTTGTGCTGCACGAATTTCTGGAGTCTCTGGTTTCTCACGATTACTAGCCTTTTTTGCTAAACGCGCACGAACTTCTTTATATTCTGCATTTCTTTTAGCACGACGAGTGCGTTCAACGCGAGCAAGTCGTGGGTTTACTGGTAAACCACGCTTGTATGTAACTGGATTGCTTGGGTCAAACTTTTCTCTAACAGTAGTTCTTGGCTTTGTAGTTGCAGGTGGCTGTGTATTTACCTTAGCCTTACGCTTAGGTTCTGTAAACTTACCGCTTTTTGTTTTAGGCCCTATTTTTTGGCGAACAGTTGTATTGCGCGGAGTTCCATCTGTATCACGCAAACGTGGAGTTCTATTAGGAGAAGGTTTACGATATGTAGGAAATGGTGCTTTAGCCTTTTTGCCTGCTGCTTCAGTCGCCATAGCACGTGCTACTTTGGCAGAAGTTTTTTTAACGGCTTTTTTACCAATTTGTTTTGCAACTATTCTTGCAAGAGTTGCCGCTGCTATTCCTGCTGGTACTGGCATGTTACCACTTCACCTTATCTGCCCAGTATGCTGCGCTTAGTTTTCCTTTTGCAATGTTTGAAGCATGACGTGCCTTAAACGATTTACGACGTGCTGCATATGAAGCAGATTCTCCAGCCTTCTTAGGAGAACCACTAACACCCTGTTGTCCAAAACGGATTGTCTTAACTGTGTTGCCTTCTTTGGCAACAACAACATGAGACTTCTTAGGATGATTAGGTGTACGCTTAGGCTTGTTAAAGCCTGATACGCCAGCCCTTGCTAGGCGAGAATCTTTTTTCTTCATCTGAACTTTGCCGTCTTCTTTGCTATAGATTTTGGTTGTCTTACAAACTGCTTACCCTGCTTCATACCAGCCCGCTTAGCAGCGGTGGTCTTGGCATACTCAGCACTTGATAAAGCCTCACGTGCCTTCTTAGGTAGGTAGCGTTCACCAGTAGCCTTGGCACCTTGAGTGCTTGGCTTACCTGACTTAGTACCCCACTTCTCTTTAGTCCACTTAGACAGAGAAGATTGAGCCTTAGTTTTGCTACCTGTGTAGCCACCGCCTGCTTTCTTGTAGGCTTGGGCTAGCAGTTGTGCTTTACGAGCAGACCATTGACCAGGCTTGCCGCCTTTAGAGCCAGCCATAATCTGGTTTTTTAAACGCTCTCTAGTGCTTGCCTTGGTATACGCCATTTACTTCTTCTTTGGCTTAGGTGTTGCTGACTTGTAGAGTCCTGGATACTTCTTGTCTATTGCTTTCTTCTGAGCAGCAGATGCAGAAGCCATTCCCTTTGGAGAGATTTCTTGTCGGTATGCTTTTGCAGCAGCCTCACCAGTTAACTTCTTAGGCATTAACTTTTTGTTAGCCTTTGGTACTGGAGGCATTGAACGCTTGGCTTTAGGAACTTTAGGCTTAGGAGTATTCATTACTTCTTCTTACCCATCTTCTTAGGAGCAGCCTTCTTTGCTGACTTCTTAACAGTTTTCTTCTTACCCTTTGAAGCCATTTCCATAGACTTGTATTCTAGACCTTCAGCCTTGGCATACATCTTTGCAGCCTTCTTGCCCGCTGGTGTATATGGGAACTTCTTTTCTCCGAACATTGGCATTATATTGCTCCTACTTCTGTAAGTGATGCTACTGATTTTTTGTTGATTGATTGTGCTGGTGCTATTGCGGTATCAGCGTCATACGCCTGACCCATAGCATTTGATGCATCAACCGCTGCTTTAATATGTGCCATACTAGTTCCAGCAGGTTGAATACCTTGTGCTCTTGCTGCACGGTAAGCGTCTAACTCACCATGCCATTTTTTATTTGACATGCTCTTTTGAGAATTAGCATCACCAGTATTAAGTTGAAGGCTACGAGCCTTGCAACCAAAACAGGTATCGTCACAATTAACGTGGTCAATATTTATATCTTGTTCGTTATTCTTAAAAGGAACTGGAGATAAAGCACCGCATAATGCGCAGTCATATTCCGTCACCACAAAGTCATGGACTTCCGTAAAGCCCCATTCCTTTACCCTGCTAATATGATTGCAATATGTCATATAGTGTCCACCGTATATCCTGCTGCCTCTAGGTCAGCCTTTTCTCCTGCTGTTACTTCATATGCATAGCCACCGATATATGCAATATCTGCATCGGCTACTTCTTCTGCAGATGGATAACGAACTTCAAAGTAATCGCCATCAATCTTTAAAACTGTCACACCCTTGGGGATTTTAATTCTAGAAAAAAGTGGGTGTCCATCACTTTCCATCTCTTCTAAAACTGTTGGTGTTGTAAATCTGTATGCCATTGTTCCTCCAATAGGTTTACTGATAGACAGGGGCAAAGCCCCTGCCTATCCGTCAAACTACTGATTAAGCGTTTGGACGACCTGATGCTGCTGATTCGATACGAACCAACGCTGGTGTGCGGTAAAGCGACCAGTTGATGATTCCGTACCAGCCTGCTGGTGAGAAACGGTTGAAACGGTCTTGGACAACGCCAACTTCCATTCCTGGTTCCTTCCATACGGCTTCAGCAAGAGCCTGTGCTCCAACTACGTATGTGTTGTAAACACGTGTCTGTGTTCCACCTGAGCCAGTACCTGACTGTGAAGATGTTGCGTTTGCTGTTTCGATGAAACGAACGCCTTCCCATGAACCTGTTTCTCCGCCGTAAAGTGGAGAAGCGTTCTGGTACTCATGTGGTGTACGCCATACGTTGTTACCTGTCTCGGTGCGGAGGTCTACAGAAACTTCTGGGTGGATGTATGAAACAAACATTCCAGCGCCCTTGTACTGAACTCCAGCAGCACGCATCTTGGTGACTGCAGTACGGATAGCAGCAGACTTCATTGTGTCTGCTGGTGCGATTGTGTTCTTAGCAGCAACTGTTCCAACAGTCTCGTAGACGTTTGAAACTGCTCCTGAACCACCTGCAACGCGAACAATGTTTGCGCCTGCATCCAACTTAGCAACGATTGCGTTGTCAAGTGTCTTGGTCATGTTGAAGCCGATTGCGTTAGCGACCCATGGGTCAATGTTAGCGATTGACATTAGGTTAATCTTCTTGACTGGAAGTACTGAACGTCCGAGTTCAAGTTGTGCAATGTCAATGTATGATGTTGCTGGAAGTGCAACTGAATCTGGGTCAGCAGTCTCGTTAAGAGTTGCGCCTGCTACAGTTGTATCAGCAATATCGTTGTTGAACTGGAAACGGATTGAGGAACCGTTGTGTGTGAGTGAGCCGACCTTCTTGTCAGCAATCTCGCGGAACTTTGGCAATACACGGAGGTTGGTTTCAATCAACTTGTCGTATGCTAGAGTTACAAGGTTTGTTCCTAACCCGCTACCTGTGGTAGTAAAGACATCTGCCATTTGGCGATACCTCTTTCTGGATTATTGCATCTTGTTAGAGATGCTTTGGATTATGGACAGTAATTCTTCTTCAGAGTTTCCGTTATAGTTTTGTAACATATCAACATATTCATCTGAAACGTCGGGAGTCGCAGCAAACTGAGTCGCACCATCTTGGCGAGCAAACTCGCTTACGTTTGGCTTTGTCTCTGCTTGTACTGGTTCGGTATACCCGACAATATCTCCATTTTCACGAAGCCAGTTTGCAACTGAATCTTCGCTGACTTCATCTAAATCCTTGAGGATTAGACGGGCAGCCTTGGAGTTGACTCCCTTTGATTCTAGGACTGACTTAACTGTTGACTCACGCTGTTGGCGTTCGAACATTTCCAACTTTTCTGTGAGTTCTTTGATTCTCTTTTCGTCTGCTCGCTTTGCTCTACGAAGGTCTTTAATACCATTCGTTTCGTCTTGGCTTGCATCTGAATAGATGTCAAGGTCTTCGTCGTTATCCCAGTTGTTGTTGTTGCTCATAGCAACCTCACCCTTCTATTGTTGTTAGTTTCGCAGACCGCAGTATCCATTCGGGGAAATGGACTGGCTTCCACTCCTAGTCTTTTACGCCTGACGGGGCTAGTCTGTCCGTCTAGGGATTCTATTTAAAACGAGCCTTCGTTACCCTTTGCTTTACCAGTACGTAGTCGTCCTGATGAGCCAGAGAATGAGGCTGCTTCGCGTTCAGCAAGTTGCTGACGCTTACGCTTTGCAGATGCAGTACCTTTAAATACTTCTTGCTCTGCTGTTGCTTGTGTATATTGGTCACCGTAAATCTCACCCAACTTGGTAGCAGTTGGCATAATTTCGCCAATAGTTGAGTAGCCTTCTTGAGCCTGCTCTTTAGTGATACCAAACCTTGCTAGGTCTTCCGCAGTTGCCTTGCTATAAGCAAGTTTCTGGTTTGCAGCAGCAGCACCAATCTCAGCGGCTGTTACCTTCTCCTGCAACTTAGGCAAGTTATCCTTTGGGTTTAGGAAGTATGATGTTAGGTCATCATCTTTAATATCATAGAAGTTCTTTAGTGTTTCTTTAATCTTTGGGTCTGCGTTGTTAACGCGGGTAACGACTGTCTCTACACGGTCTTTAAACTCTGTAGCAGATATATCATTACCAATGATGTTAGCCATAGCATTGCGCTTAGCCTCAGTTGTTGTTCCAAAGTAATTCTTAACGCCATATGCATTGAGTGTTTGAGAGTATGAGTTCTCTAGGTCAAGATACTCAGCCTCAGATAGAACGTTTAACCCAGCCTTACGACGGGCTTCATTGCCAGCAAATCGCTTGATATACGCAGCGTTATATTCTGGGTTGGTCTTTAGCATAAGTGATGCTTGGTTTGGCCCAACATTGTTAGACATAAGTTTTGTGATTGCTGGTACTAGTTCTTCAAGTCCGTAGTTAATGAATACTTCTTTGAGAAGAGCATAAGCATCTTTATCGGAAGCAGATAGTTCATTAGTGGTTTTATCTATTGAAGAATCATCATTACTTGCTACAGGAACAGAACCGTTTTCCGCTATACCATTAGCATCTACATCAACTGGCCCCTGTAGGGTCATTACAGTTCCAGCCTTTTTCCATACTGGCTTATCAGGTGTATTATTTCCACCACCTGCTGGTGTCGTGTTACTAGTAGTAGAAGTAGATGTTGTAGCAGGAGTTACTGGAAGATTAAGATATCTTTTTTCAGCATCTGTTAGCGTTTGACCACCAGTAAGTTTACTTAATACAGCCTGACCATTAATTGTAGGTGATGGTGGTGTAGTACTTCCACTTAAAGGATTATAGTAAGTAAAGTTCGAACTAGGCACTGCTGGTTTTGGCGCAACAGTTGGCTTTGGAGCAGCAGTTTTTTTCGGAGGAACAGAAGTCTTTTTTGATACTGCTGTACCAAATTCATCTTTAGGTGCTATCGCCATTATGCCATCAATCCGAATGACTTGAGAATATCGGTTGCATAGTTAGCCGCTTCTTCTCTAGCATTCTGTGTCTTAGACCAACGTGGGTCTTTTCGCATCTTAACTTGGAAGTCAGTAAAACTCATAACGCCCTGACCATTATTGTTATGTAGTGCATCTTGGATATCTTTATCAAAGACATCAATACCCTCTGATGACACTTCAAGAATCTTTGACTTGTATGCTGCAAACTGATTAGCAATGTCGGATACCTTAACGCCTCTATCAATTTCAACTGAAAGGTTTTTGTAAAAAGATTTAGATAGTTCCTTGATAAGAGACTTCTCTCCGTCAAGAGCACCAGTATCTAAAACTCCACCAGTTGTAAAGGTACGCATTACTCTATTCAAAGCATCTTTAGAGGATAGTTCAACGCCATAATCTTTGGCGGTTTCTTTAAGTTCCATGATGCTAGAAGCAACACGACCACCATACTTTGTAATATCTTCTAGTGATGTATTGCGGATTGAAGGCGTAAGAACATTAGCCATAATTCTGTACTTGTCACCAGAATCAAGTAGGTCACCAGTTGTGGTCTGAAGACCACCAGATACTGTAGTCTTACGGATTGCCTTCTTTTGTTCCGCATTTAACTTATCGTAGTAAGCAGCCTTTTCCTCATTGGTTGCTTTACGACCAATCATCTGCATTACAAAGTCATTAATTTCCTGACCTGCATTTAATTTATCTGTAAGTACGCGCTGAGCATTAGGGCCAGAGCCATCAGATACAGCGGCACGACCTGTAAGCCATGATGAGAATGGGGTAAAAGATGTCTTGCCTTCAAGTGTAAACCTTTGAATCTGCTCAACGCTGTGGCTAGTTGCAGCCTCTAGAATACGGTTGTTAAATGCAGCCTCGTCACGGGTATCGTATTCCTTTTGAGACAGGAATCCTTTATCCTTTAATTGCTTACGAAGAGATTCAAGGTTTCCCTTTTTAGCATAGTCGCTTTTATACTGACGAACAATCTCAACTGATGTAGCCCTTGACCACTTACGACCATCTGGTTGCACATAAAAGTATTGAGGTATTAGGTTATTTTCTGCTGTTCTAGTAGCAAGAATCCAGTTACCATAAGTATCTTGTGTAATCTCAATAGATGGACTTGCACCACCAAATGTATTTTCAAGGCTTGCTCTGTCTGCATCACTTAGACCAGGGGTGTAAGAATAATTATTTGCCCCACCAGTTCTTGTCTCTGCCATCACTTACCTCTCACTGCTGCTGAAATTGATTCTTTTGAGTATGTATTTAATAAAGGATTAAAGATAATACGTGCTGCTTCATAGATTTCTGGAGAACTCTTACCAAGTTCATCAATCATCAAAGCAATATTTTCTTTCTTTTCAGCCTTATTAATTGTAAAGTCAAAGCGAACTCGTTCATCTCTATCATTGTTAAAGTTCTCAAGAGCCTGTAGTTCGTTAATAATGGTACGCATACTGACACGAACTTGCTTGCGGATAGGTGACTTAGGGTCATCTACTGCATCATTAAGAACCTTTAGTTTGGTACGAAGTTCGCCTTGTGATTCTAATGAGTTTTCAATTACCGCTGCTAGTTCTGGGTTAGCACTACGCATCATGCTCTTTGCCGCAGAAGCCTTATCAATAGCCAACTTGCGTACTGATGGGTCTAGAGAATTAGCAAGTGCTTCATCTCGCTCATCATCTAAATCAAAGTATGCTTGCTTGTCTGATGCTAGACGAACAGAATCTAGATACTTTTCAAAGTCTGGCATGTCAATAAGGTCTTGGCTTTCAAGCCAACCATAGACATCAGGGTTATATTCACCAGCACGTGGAGCAAACAACCAACCCATTTCCTTGTACGTATCTAGGAATGTCTTATTATTTGTAGCCCACTTCTTAACTTCATTTGTCTTGTTAATAAAGACCTTATATGAGTTATTAGAACGTGGAGGTAGATAACCAGCCTTGCCTGGATTCTTACCAACAAACGTAGCAAGTGCTAAGTCCCAAGCGTGTGGAATATCAGTATCGTTATTACGTAGAATGCTGTTATAAATATCCCAGAATCCAGCCTTTGGGCTAGTAATACCAGCACGCTTTACATAGTCAGAAAGACTTGTTGTCTCTTTAAAGCCAGGCTGTCCTGGGCTAATCTGTCCAAGCATATTACGGAATACAACAATAGTATTTGCAGAAGCCTTTAGGTCTTTTAGATACTTTTTCTTCTGCTCGGTGGTTGCATTCTCTGGTAACTTATATCCAAAAGCATTAAAGTATGCAATAGCCTGTAGAGTTGCACTTGCCTTTTGACGATTAAGTTCATTAGGCGCAAGCGTATTAATAATACTTTGTCCAAACATTGGAGTCAAAGCAGTATAAAGGTCTAGGTTTTCACCAATATTACCGAGCATAATTGTATCAATTTGCTCACTTACCTTCATGGTAGTTGGCTGTATTTTTTCCTTGATTGATGAAGGAACAAACGGCAACTCTCTAGCAATAGTCTTAATTGCCAACATTGATACAGATGCAATAGGGCTGCTAAGGCTAGGCTGACCAGCATCAGGAGAGAATGATGGGTTAATTAACTTTAACTTTAGTGCCAAGTCATTAAAGACTGGAACTTGGAAGTTGCTATTGCCAGTTAGTACACGTAGTACTGGCTCAACTGCTGAGTTAATAATAATATCTGTAGGGAAAACAATGTACTGGTCACCCTTATCATCTTCATAAATATCACCGTTTGCCTCTAGACCAGTACTTAGCAAACGTATACGTGATAAAGCACGCAATGGATTACCAGAGGCAACGCGATAGATACGGCGCTGGAAGTCTTCTGTTGCACGATAGAAACGTCCTACTGAGCGAATAGACATAGCAAGGTTAGAACGAACAGCCTGGTTATCTACAGACTTTAAAACGTCTTGGATAGCAGTCTCGTATGCAAGAGTAACTATACGCTTTTCGGCTAGGTCTGCTGCATTCTTTTGCAGTCTGGCTAACTCATATGAATCCATATTTGGATTAGCAGCACGAGCATCTGCAATAATATCCTTGCGAATGTTTGCTTCGAAGCCACGTAACTTTCTTAGGTTATTGTCAATGCGGAACCATACTAAAGGCTGACGCAATAGACCGTTAACTTGTGCATCCATTACATCCATAGACCAGTTCTGATAACGCTGGATAAGTCCACCAATACCAGTAAACTCTTCAAAGACCTTCATATCAACTTCAGAATCGCCAACTTTGCGCAAGCGTGTGTTGATTGTTCCTACTGGTTGATAGGCAACAGTTGCATCTTCAAACTCTTTAAAGGTGGTTTTGGCAATAGCCTTAGACCAAGTATCAGATTGAATGTTTCTTTTATCCGCAGCAGCATAAACTTCTTTCTGCTTCTTGGTGACAAGGTTAAACAAGTCTTGGTTGAATGCATTAGAAGAGCCATGGAATGTGCTCTTCATATCCATTAGCATTGTTGAAATATGCGATACGGCAATCTCAATGTCATTACGACCAGACTGACGCATAGCAGCAGTTGTGCTGAATGGAGAGTTAAACTCTTTAGCAAAGTTTCCGTCAGGCTTGCTTACAAATGTGCCTAGATTTTCGTCGTATCTAACGCCAATCTTTTCAAGGATTGCATTACGTGCGCTCTTAAACTGGTCAACAGTTCTTAACCCACCGTGGTTAAAGAAGTATTCGGTAGGATTAATATATATGCCTTTGGCAACTGTTCTACTATTGACAGCAAAACGAGTATTCCAGTTATCAAAGTGAGCAACAGCAATCTGCTTATTGGTCATCTTAGAAACTTCGCGTGGGGTATATATACTTGATTGTTGCAAACCAAAGTCACTTAGACCTGTTGTCCACGCTGTTGGTGCAAACATAGAACTCATATAATCTTGGCTAATCTGCCCAGAAAGAACAGATTTAGAACCAAGAGAATCAGCCATTGAATCAATCAGGGCTGGGTTATGCTTCATAACCAGTTTTAAGGATTCAAACATACCTGGAGGTAGAGTCTTATCGTAGATTTCGATAGCACGATTAGTGATTGCTTCCATGATTTCCGCATGGGTTACATTCTCTATAGTGGTATCTTTTTCATCTGCAAGTTTCTTGATAATATCAATACGCGCTTCAGCAGGTAACTTCTTAGTTAAGTCAAGATGTGGGAACATCTTATACATTGCACGCTTATACATACCGATTGCTGATTTAGAACCAGTTGTAACTGTTGCAACTTGACCAATCTGCTTACCGATTCCACCTCTGCCCATTGCTAGGTCTAGAAGGTCATAGTATGAACCATTAAGTCCATAGAAAATTGATTCATCTACAAAAGTACGCACACCAAGGCGTGGGAAAAGTGTCTGGCTAACGTGAAAATCTGTAAAGCGGCGCAATAAGTTGTTGCGTGTAGCACCACCAATTAAGTTAATGAAGTTTGTTTTCTTAGCCAACTTAGCCTGATTAGCATATTGATACGCTAAGTCATAATTGATAGGTGCAATTCCCTGTGACAACTGTGAGAAGTGTGTAGCACCACGGCTTTGCAAAACTGGTACATCATTTTCGTACTTATAAATATCTTTAGGCATTTCGATTTCCCAGCCTTGTGGGATTTCGGTGCGGACTGTGTTAAACATACCAGCCTGCTCGTTGAATGTAGCATTCAGCAGTTCACTAGCCTGTGCTTCTCCACCAGGAGTAGCGTGCATACCGATACGACGATAGAATGCGCTATGCGCATTGCGGATTAAAGTAATCTGGGCTTCTGGAGCCATGTCAAGGTATAGGTCAGCGATTGCTTCGGCAATATCACGACGCACAATTTGACCCAAAAGGTTACGAACGTTGTCAATAGTCTTAATTGCATCTTCGCCATGAAGAATACGACCAGGAGAACGGAATCCTTGACGACCAATTTGGTTAAGAACGTTCTCTCGGTCTCTATTGCGCTCTAGTAAATCATCTAACTGTGGGCTAAGAAGCGAGTTCTCGCGCTCACCAGTTTTAAGTAGTGCATCAATTACTTCAAATGCATCTTTGTTGGTTGCTTCAATAGATGCAACATCATCTACTAGTGGATTAAATGAGCGATAGATACGCTTATGCACTTCAGATGTAGTCTTACGGTAGGCTTTAGCAACAGGAATACCGTTACGTGTATGCGAAATACCATCAACAGACATTGAAAGAAGGTAACGACCATTTTCATAACGCTCAAAAAACTTTTCAGCAGTCTTTGCATCAGATACTTTAGCCGCAGCCATCTTCTTAATTACTTCTTCGTTAGCCCATTCTGGGTTTTCAAAGCGAATCTGACGGTAAATTGATGAACGTTCGGCACCAGGAGTAGCATTTGCATAGCGTTGAATAGTTGGGCCAAGTGTGTTATCCCACAATGCAACAACATCTGGTTGTTTAAATATATATCGGTTAGCCTGCTTGACTCCAGTTTCACCAAAACGGTCAAGCAAAAACTTATATTGGTCTGCTAACTGGTCACCACGTGTTTTGATACCAGCAAACTGAAGCGCTTCAAGAGCGCCAACCTTTACTCCACCAACACCCTTTGCTGCAGCCTTTGCAGCAGGGCCAATACCAACATATGTAAGTGGGTCTGTTGGGTTAAGTAACTGATAAACAGCATCAATAGAACCAGAACCTATTCTTTGAACAGATTTTTGACCCTTTGTTGTAGCCATGTCAATACCAAATGCTTTTAGAATCTTGTATGTTGGCTTCTTTTTAAACTCGGCTAATTGTACTGGGTTCATAGGTTGTACCTGTGTTAGGTTACGACCAGGAGACAACTGAACATTCTGTTGAATATCTGCAAGCAAGTCATCAAATGCATCTGGTTCATTGCCCATAAACTTGAGAGCAGAAGCCATATCATCATCAACACCTTTGCCATACATATCAATGGCTTCGCCAGGTGTGCGCTTTTCAATAAGACCGCGAGCAAGAGTTACGAGTGCTTTGCCGTACTTTTCTTCGTAGCGAACTAAATCTTCCTGTCGCCACATGTTAAGTCCATTAAAAGAATCTGTTACAACTTTTTTGCTGAAGTCTTGCTTACCAGATGTTAACTGTTGCGCTACGTTTTTAGGAGTGTTAACTCCTTTAGAATATGTATCAACGGCTTTATATGCAGCAACAAGCGGACTAAATACAGTTCCAACACCAGCCATTGCTACCTTAGCACCAGTAGTAACAATCTTTCCAAGCAAGCCTTGTTCTGCTTTAAAGATTTCCTGGTCAGAATAAATGTAACGTAGGTTTTCTTGAACGATTGGGTCTAGTTCAAGGAACTCTTTACGAGCATACTCTTTTGGTTTTTTAAGTAGACCTTTACCAATACTGTATGTCTTGGCAAGTTGCTTAACCATAGCCGCTTCCGCTGGAGGAATCTTTGTGCGAGCAATAGCATCTGCAATGTTAGGGCTAATTTGGGCTATAGATGGGTCTAAAGGAACCTCAGCCATTTAGTACCCCTTATCTTCTAGCATCCTATAAAGTAGTTCGGTATCCCCACTTGGGTCGTTCTCAGCAATACGCTGCAATATACTTAAAATCGTTGGCTCTGTATTTGGAAGACTTCCTAACGCATATGAACCAGGGCCTTCACCACGGTCAATACCAGAAGTGATTGGTTCGTTTGGTCGTGATGTTGGAGCCATCAAAGGTGTTGGCATTTCCATTTCTGGAATTACTGGCTTACCAGCCATAGGTGCTGCAGTCTGTTGGTCATATGTGTTTTCGCCGTATGGCATACCAGACATGTACTTAGCACCCTGTGCAGGGCCGCCATCTGTGCGCTGTGATAGCGCACCAGGGCCAGATGTTGGTGCAGGATTTTCTGGCTTACGGTATCCGCCTCTATTGTCAGCCATTAATCTTCATCCTCATCATCTTCGTATGGTGTATCACCAATTTTTTCTAGCGGCTTAACTGGAAGTATCCATGAAGGAAAGGATTCCTTATCAAGGATTAACCAGAATGCCATGTCTGCGGAGAAGCCTGCACGACGCAATGACTTGTACCATTCATTCAAAGCAATCGCATAAGCATCCATAGCAGAGTAAGTATCTAAATCAATTACTTTCTTTTTTCTTGCCATGGTTACCCCTAAATAACTCTTTGTTGTCTAATCTGAGCAGAGCCACCTGCTTCACCATTTGAGTTCAAGCGGCTAAGTAACATTTGTAAATCTGGTTGTCCTTGCGCAGGAGCGCCTCCTACTGGAGCGCCAGGAGCAGAGGGGACGGGTTGCTCAACTGGAGCACCAGCAGGAGGATTCTCTGGTGTAAACACTTCCTCAATGACATCTTCAATTTGCTTACCATCTTTACGTCCCTTGATTGCCATAGCAATCTTTTGAATGATAGGTAATGGGTCTTGTCCCTGAGTTGCCATTTGTGGAATTGTTTGTGTATATGCTTGCAGAGAACCAATGAGAGCCTTGCGAAGTTTTTCAACTTCAATCTTCTCTTGTTCCTGTGTGACGTTGATACCAAACGGCATTTCTCGTTGAGCCAAGTCAACTGAAATTAAATCGCCACCCAATGCCTGAAGCATAAAAATAAGTCCCTGTGCTGGGTTAAGACCAGCCAGCATACCGTAGCGGACATCTGCAGAATAGTCACCCTTGATATTTTTAGATGGTGTGTACTCAAGCGCATATGGTGCGCCAGCATCTACGCCACGAATTGTTTTCTTTTCGTCAAATACTACTTCGTCAACTTCAAAGCAGATTGAGATAACAGTCTTTAGTGCTGAAGCAAAGATAGCCTGCGCAGATTTAACCTGCGTATCAAAGCCACCCATAAGTGCTTGAACACCTTGACCAGTAATAATTGAAGCATCAACGTTACCAGTACGAGATTCTGGATAGCGTGTTCCTGTACGAAGTTCCTGTTGCAATACTTGCTGTTCGCTAAATGCTCCAGCAGGGATAGGAAGTTCTACGCGACGAACACCAGCAGGGTTGTTGGTACGAATAACTCCGTCGCCACCAAACTCAAACTCCTGCACATCACTAGGCAAGACGATAGGTGACTGTACTGACTTCTCCGCTGCTTCCATTGCAAGTAATGCAAATCGGTTGCGAAGCAACTGAATACCGAGTACGTCATCAAACTGTCCACGCATTTCGCCATCAATAGATGGACGACGTGCAATGTGGACTAGCATCTTCTTGATTGGATTTTCCGCTTTAGATACTGCGTAGTTTCCACGGTCTGGAATATAAATTACAGACTGTTCTTTATCGTAGTATCGAATAACAGTTAGGTAGCCATTCATATCCTGGTCATAACCATCTTTACCAAGGATACCTTCTTCATGCTCAGGGAATTGAGCAATTAGTTCGGCAACTGTCATGCGGTATTTCTTAGCAAAAGCAATGCAGCGTCCATAGCGGTCATACTCTGGGTAAGCACCTACAGGGTTTTCTATGCGGATACGCGGCAGTTTTGCTTCTTCGTCGAATTCAATAACGAAAGGGACGAAACCAAATGTGAGATACCAGTCTGCACCAGTATACATCTGCACTTGTAAATCTGAATTAATGAAGTAGTTTGCAGCAATGCGGGTGCGAGTATCAGCGAACTTACGTGACTTGTCTTCTACTTGATTAATTGCAGAGCAGTTAATCGCTGGAAGCGGAGCCATTACTTCTGATAGGTCGCGTGCAACAATGTCAATAAAGTTTGCAACTACGTTTGCATCTACACCTTCTGGAAAGAAATCAGGATAGACGCTAGAAATCTGACCACGGCGTACCGCTAAGACATCTTCATGTCGTGAGTCGCGCTCACGTGCGCGGTGTTTGAGCGACTCAACACGCGCCGCAATCTGCTTAACTGATAACATTATTGTCCTAACGGTTGATTAAAAATTACTTAGACTTCTTCTTTGCTTGCTCTTTCATTAAGCGAGCAATAGTTTCACTTGAGCGAGCAGATACTCTTGCTGGAACATCTTCCATTTTGCGTGGGTTCATGGTCTTCTTCATAACCTTGCCAGCCTTGGTTGGCTTATTTGCAGCCTTGAGTCCGCGAGCATTAGCCTTGGCTTCTGCTTTGGTCATTCCCTTTTTAAGAGAAGCACGAACATTTTGGCTCATAACCTGATTAGCACCACCGCTAATAGACACCTTGCCAGAAGGAGACGCGGCATTTTTAATTGCTACATTTTTACTAATCTGTAGACTGCCTTTTCCCATTTTAGGGATAACTGATTTTGCTGATGAACCAGATACTGGAGTATCAAAAGCCTGACGACCTCTAGAAACAACTTTCTTCTTTACGGTTGCCTTAACAGTTTTTTTTGCTGTGTTGCTTGCAAGTTTCTTTGCAACTAATCTAGCAGCGGCTGCTGCGGCTGCTCCTACGAGTGGTGCTGGCATAATGATTTCCTAACCGAATGTGTCTTGCCACTGCTCTTGATAAGCAGCGTCTAGGTTTATTGTTTGTCGTTTTGATAGTTGTGCTCTAGTTGCCCAACGGTTTTCCTTGTATCGGTTCGTGAACGAAGCCGCTTGCATTAACTCCTTGGCACGCAATACGCCAAACCACAGCGCCATTACACAGTCGGTCTTGCCTTTAGTGTTTGGCTTCCATGTCATCAACTGCTGAAGTAAGGCTTTCATACCTTCAGAACCTTCAGTAGATGGGAACTCTATTGAATTGTTATTCTGGAACTTGCCATCACGTAGCGTTCCAAAGAACGTAGACATAGATGCCACGCCCATATTAGTGTCCCATTTATTCTTACCAGTAAAGTGTGGCTTTAAATCACAACCATACTGGGCAAGCCAGTTGCGCAAATCATCATCTAGGGCGTACCCCTTCTGATGTGCGTTAATCTCAACACGAAGTTCATTAGGTCGGTACTTGATTACCAAATCCTCAATCGTGTCACGAATCTTTGCAGGTGTAGGCTCTGACATGTTTATACAGTCAAGCACATATATACGGCTATCAGCAGCATTGTAGTTAATAACTACGAATGCCGAGTTACCAGTCATAGCAGGGTCAAAGCCGATAATGGTATAACCACTCACACGGCTAGGATGTCCAGCCTTCTCAGGGTCAAGCACTCCGCGCTTTCGCATCCCGTTAACGCAGCCCTGCACCAAAGGTGCTGAGAAAATTGCGTCTTCGGTTATATCCTCTTGCTGGTAAACCAGCGCCCACGTTGAAGCAGTTACCTCACCGCGTCGCTTAGATAAAGCCCTGCCGTCCCATTTAGGATATAGCCCATTCTCATCAGGGGTGTCATCATCACCGTCCCATGGGATGTCAGACTTAGCCCATAGAGTCTTCCAGTCATCTGGAGTCTCGCCGTATTCTAAGACGGCTGGCATAGCCATATAGGTGAATGGGGTCTTTCCGTTTGACCAATACTTAGGGTCTCTTAATTCTTTATAGAAGTCGGTAGCCGCAATACGCGTTCCCACAATAAGCAACTTACCGTTCTTACCCAAACGGGTAATAACTTCCTTCTGGAGCCAGTTAATCTGCTTCTCATACTCATGGGCGTTAGCCGTAGTAATGCAGTCGTCCAGGATAATCAAATCTGCGCGAGCACCGTAAATCTGTCCGCCCATACCTAGGGCTTGGATAGTCGGGTCTTTCTCAGATGAATCACGCGCATCGCCACCAAGGTAGACGGTATCCACACGCCACGTATCAGCGTCGCCCTTCCAACCGCCTTCAGGCCCAAATGTATTTTGCATCTTGGCGTAACGAGGGTGAGACAACCGATTCTTAATTGAGTATACGAACTCGCGTGCTTTATTCAACGTCTTGGAGACCACTATGATGCGGACGTTAGAGTTGATGGCGATACGGTAGGTCGAGTAGTTCACGGTCACAACCGTGGACTTGGCGTGCTCAGGAGGCACGTTCACTAGCAGGCGAGTCTGGTCGCCTGGGTCATAGGTCATAGCAGGGTGGAGCCAGGAAGGTTCCTTACCCTCAATCAAGTCAATCCAGTCCTGATGGTGGGGAAAGACCTTCGACCCCAAAAACATCTCAGAGAACTGGGCAAATGAAATCTCTTCTTTGGCAATCCCCAGCGCCTTGATGGAGTTGCTCTTGGCATCCTCCTTGGCTTGCTCCAACCTACGGGCAAAGTCTGGGTCTCGGTAAATCCAAATGCGGGCAGTATCGGGCTTAGACCCAACCTTCTCCATAGCCTTTGCCAAGGGCATACCCTCAGCCACCAGCATAAGTACTTGCTCTTTGGCTTGGGTATTCTTAGCAGTCTTGGGGTTAGTTGCCCCCTTTTCGAACGTCATCTAGCCCCCTAGGTTTGGACAGTATTCACCTGCCTTGTAGCAGTTATGTACAGTCTATAGTAACAGAGTGAAGAAGGCTCTAAAAAGACTTCTGAACTATTTTAGTCTCTATATATACTTAATCCGTTCAAACAGGTCAAACGAACATTTCTGACAGAACTATTTATAAAAGTCCTGCTCAGACTGGGGAGTACTACTGTACAGAAATATTTTAGGTAGAGATACTATACTGTAGTCAAACACAAATTAAACAATCTAGGGTCAATAGACCCATAGATAGTTTAATGCTGCCGCTCTATTGTACTGATAGTCTGAGTCGCTGCAGGACATCTATCCCTAGCGCAGTAAAAACCTATCTGCAGTGCGCCAGTTTAAATCCATATACTGCGATTGCCGTGTCTATAGCAGTAGGTCTCCTTCCCTATCAAGCCCTTGAAAAGAGCAGGGCTTGACAGTTCCCTCCGACCTATACTGGTCTGGAAGTGTTAGTTAGAAATCCTAACTACGGAAAGGTACTTCAATGAAAATCACTTATGCTCTCTGGCAAGGTTCCAACCTACTAGCCGTAGACCAGACCGCTGAGTCAGTAGACGAAATCCTCACCCTCATGACCGAACTAAATAAACTAGGCAGAGGGTTCAGTTTCGTAGTCAGAAAGGTAGAAACCAAATGACAGAATCACAAGGCATGAGCATTCAGAACGAGTGTTACGAATGCATGATTATCGCTAGAGACGCTGAGCAGGACTTGCCCGTAGGCAAGTGTCAGACCTGCTTGGACGACGCAGAAGCCAGAGCAGATGACAAAGCCTGGAACCTGCATGAGGAAGATAGATTAGGGGAAGGCAAGTGCCTAACCTACGATACAAGTGACGCTCCCTCGGCAAGCGAGTGGGTCGCGTCAGAAACATACGTCAAACCACAAGAATGGAGAGTTAAGATGACCGAAGAATGGTCAGAAAGATGTCAGTTAATAGAACTCGCGGTGAAGTTTATAGACACAGACGAACCAGTAACCCGCAGCGAGTTCTTGCCACCTATTGCCCAACTCCTAGACGGTGGTGTCTATGAGCAACTATGGGAACTTGATGACTTCGCTCAAAGCCAGCGTGAGAAAGAATGCCAATGGTGTCACATTCTCACCCCAAAGATATTCAACGACTGCCAATCATGTGATAAGCCGTTGGAGAACAACTTAATATAAGAACTACAGGGTTCCCCTGCCGTCTGCGACAGGGGCAACCCTGACCAACTAACTACTAATAAGGAGATAGCAAGACATGATTCAAAATACATTCACAGTTAGTGGCAACATCAAGGCGTTCACTGACAAATCTATCAAGACAAATGACTACGGTACTCAACTAATCGGTTGGCTAAGCCAGCGTGATGTACCACGCATGAGCAACGGTGACGCAGTAGGCTCACCTAAATATGTGGTTGGAGTTGGCTTCAAAGCCACCGACCCAAAGGTCGTTAAGACACTAATTGAACTTGACCAACAGCGTCAAGGTCAGCCAGAGTCTCGCACAGTAACTCTTACTGGACGACTAACCCAATGGATTTCTAAGTCCAAGACTACTGGTGCAGACGAGTTCCGCTATCAGTTGGAAGTCCACAACGTAGAAGTTGTAGCGTAAAGGCAAGGGAGTGGGTGGCTCAGGCTGCTCACTCCCTCTCCCTTTTTTTGTGGGGGCCAGGCGTACAAAAGCAGTAAGCAGCGAGTTCACAACTTTTTTTAAGGAGAGATTATGTACATATCATTAGGCACTGCTATCGGATTGACTATAGCGTTAGGCGTTAGTCTATTCCTAGTAATCATAACTACATATGCAAACTTCCTATTACTACGACAGAATAAATACCTGAAGTCTAGACTGCGAGCATGGCGTAATGCATGTCAGCGTCAGCATGTAGAAGTACCCTTCTAATCAACTAACAGAAAGAGAGAGCACAGATGACCACAGCAACAATGACCCTGAATGACCGACTCGTAGAGTTAGGCGTACTCGGAGACCAGAAAGACAAGACAATCCAACAAAAGGGTGCAACCCTAGTCAATACATTCTTCATGTCTTTCAATGGAGAAGCAACAGATGAGACAGTAGCAAACATCCTTCACTACCTAACAGACATTCAGGTACGTGACTATGCCCTAGGCATCATTGATAAATATGACGCTAAGGCTATGCAAGATACACTTAACTACCTATTAGACAAGGCTCCAACAGACAGCGCCTTTATCAATGCGCCAGCATGTTTGCTTGCCGCATTCCTATATGAACGTGGAGATACTGCAAGTGCAGCAATCACACTAACCAATGCTCAGCAGTATTACTCGTTGGCTATATTGCTACGCCGTGTGATGATGGCAGGCTGGCCTGGAACATCATTTACTACCATGCGTAATGACCTACATCCAAAGGTGGTTGCAGGTATCTTCGGAGAGGAAGATGAATGAGACTGCATGATGTCTTGTTTATGGCTGACCACTTTGTAATGGTCACCAGTATACATACAGATACAATCATAAGTGAGGAAGAGATAGAAGCAATCGCCTGGAAGCGATTGTCTGATGAGTACGGTGATGATTGGGTTGAAGCAACCAAGTCATTCATCAACCGAGTATCTATCGAAGGATTTGTAGGAGTAGATGACTCAGATGTATATACTATACCAGAGGCTGGAGACCCAGCAGATGCGGGGATAGATGGTGCCTGAACCAAGAGAAGAAGATAACATAGCACTAGACAAAGATATAGAGTGCGACGATTGTGGTTGCTTTATATTTGAGTGCATATGCAATGAGCCAGACGTAATGTACGCTGACCATTATGAAGACTAGAGATAGAAAGAAACTATTAATACACGGCTACCCAAAGTGTTGTGCTAATTGTGACTACTACATATATCTTGACCAAGATTATATGACTATCTCAATAGGTTATGGCAACCAGCAATGGTTCCATACAGACTACAATGGTTGCCGAGACTCAGAGTTTATGCCAATCATACATACACATAGAAGCAAAGAAAGAGGACAATCCGCTTATGAAGGATAGTGTAAAGAAATACATAGCAGTATTCGTTGCTACATTCCTATCATTCGGTGCCTTTATTGGCATCCCATTCAAGTCATATGTTAAACAGATAGAAAGCAATCCAAAGTGTTTAGATGTCGGGCCACGTATATGGAGCAAGCACATGGCTAAGACATATGCAGTTGGCTACATGCGTATTCATTATCCTCAATGGGGGCGAGCAGAACAGCGAGCACTCATGAAACTATGGGGTAAAGAGTCAGCATGGAATCACAAGGCAGACAATCCAAACTCATCAGCCTATGGTATTGCACAGATACTAGGTACAAAACCTGGAACCCCAGCCCCGCTTCAGATTGAGCGGGGGCTGGAGTACATAGTCCATAGGTACGACAGACCTTCCGTAGCCTGGTCACATTGGAGAAAGAAAGGTTGGTATTAATATCAAACAATATTATACAGTTAAATGTTTTATAGAAGCCAATGCAAAAGATGATGACGAAGCACTCGCAATGGTTGTGGATGCTTGCAAGTTATACGGACTAAACTTTATAGGTTGGTCTGAAGTTAAGTTAAACTACGCAGAAAGAGAGAGCAATGTTAAGTGAGGCATACTTAAACAAGTCAGCAGAAATAGTACGTAAACAATCATGGGCGCAAGCAGGAACTGCGGTTAACGCAGGGTCTGCATCAGAAGCAGCACGACAGGCTGGTCTTGATTGGACAGTAGAACTATCTGACATGTTTACAGAACGCAAGACAGTTGTATCACCATTTGAAACCGTAACTGAAAAGTTAGAAGTACCTAAGCGTCAAGCAGTTGTTAAGCGCACCGAACAAGGTGAGTCAGTCATTGGTGTAGTTGGTGACAAGTACAAAATTGTGCAGAACATGGAAGTATTTAGTGCGCTAGATACACTAGTAGATTCAGGCGAAGCACGGTATACAGCAGCAGGTGAGTACAACAATGGCGCTAACATCTGGATGGTAATGGAACTACCAACTGGTGTGCAGGTAGCCAATGACCCACATGCTGCATTCTTACTAGTCCAATCATCACATGATGGTTCATGTGCAGTACGTATCCGCCCTATCATTGAGCGTTTATTCTGCGCTAATCAGATTAGTCGCATCATCATGGGCAAAAAGACAAACGATTACACCTATGTTATGAAGCACACCACCAACTCAAAGTTGTCGGTCAATGACATCCGTAACATTACACAGTTAACTTATAGTTCTATTCAACAGTATGAAGAGATTGCAGGTAATCTACTGCAGCGTAAGGTTGATGACCGTCAAGTTAAGAACATCTTCAAACAAGTATGGGCGCTACCATCTACAGTTGAAGATACACCTGAGCATTTACTATCACAAGGTGAGAAGCGTCAGCGCACTATCGCCTTGACTGGTCGTGAATCAGCATGGAATATCTACAGCCAATCACATACACAAGAGAACATCAGAGGCACAGCCTTCGGTGTATGGCAGGCAGTCATTGAACATGCAGACCACTTCGCTTCTGGCGGCGCGGAGCGTCGTGCCGTCGCCACCATCAGCGGACGCAACGACAAGATAAAGAACAAGGCACTAGGCTTAGTGCTTGCATAAAGTTCCACATACATGGATACTATTCCATACACGTGGATAGATTCACCTGCTGATACCCTACCCCGCTACAGGGGCTGCATTGAAGCCTGTTGAATCAACACCTGAGCATGTGTATAAACTGCTCACTATCAACGAGAGAGGAACACATGAATACAATAACAATCGGTTCAGTAACATATAATGAATCAGAAGTAAAGCACTACATTGACAACTCTAACAGAAAAACAGAGGCACTAGTTGACACTAAATATAAAGTACGAGACTTCTTTAGTGAGCGTGAATGGGAGAACAGCCAAACAACAGTCACTCGTAGTGAAGTCAACGAGTTATTCTCAGCAATCGGAGTTGACCACCTCAGAGGAAAGTATAAAGCAACTGTTACAATTACTGCTTACATTGATGACTACCCAGCACAAGACGAAGATGATGCAATCTCTTCCCTTGAAGACGATATTGAAGTAAGCGTTGGTTCTGCTGCTACTATAACAGTAGATAGAATTGAAGTAGATGATGTCGAAGAAGACGACTAGAAAGCAATGCTATAGGTGTGGTGACACACCAGTACATTATGACGGGATAACAGACAGAGCAGTATGCTGCGATTGTTGGGGGGATTGTAAACATGAGTAAACAAGAAACTAAACGACAGACATGGGCATGTGCAGATTGTGGTGCTACCACTACTGACCCAACCCATCAGTTAATTGTATACTTCCATATGAATTGCCCAGCAAGAAGCAAGTAATGGATACAGATACACAAGAATACTATGTAAGATTAAAGATGAGTCATGCTGAACAAGTAGAACAGTTTGGCTGGTGCATGTGCGAAGACAATGAGTGTATTGAATGTTCAAAAAATCTTACAGCAGATGACCACGGCTCTGATACATGTCAGTTTTGCCAAGGTAATTTAAGGAGAAGGTAATGAGCCATGCTTATGTTCCATACAACGGTACTGCTGGCTGGTCAGGTACGGATACATCTCAACAAAGAGCGTTAGATAATATCCACTCTGGTCGGGAATTAAACAACCAGCAATTAGCGTTAAAATATTTAAAAGAAGCAGGTGAAATAGGGCTAACCTGGAAAGAGTTAGCCACACGAACAGGCTGGCATCATGGTACTACTAGCGGTATCTTGTCGGTATTGCACCAGTCAGGTGCAATAGTACGTTCCGTTAAGATACGCAACAGATGCAAGGTATACGTGCATCAAAATTATAAAGACATGGTAGTACATGAAGTATATAAGAAGCGAGAAAAACTTTGTCCGCATTGCGGCAATGACATCAATGCATAAGCCGTTCCTTATGCTATGATGGGACAACCAGATGGGCGGTAGGTTTTGGCTCTCTCCTTGTCCTACCCCCACTGGTTTCTAATCTAAGGAGAATGATGGCAGAAGTAGAAGTACCTAGAGATAGGTATGGTAGACCTATGATTGTACCACCGAAGGGTAGCAAACCAGTAGCCTATACACGGACAACAACAGTTGCAGGTTCATTAGATGACGGAACTGCACTAGTAGCCTGGAAGTTACGCATGGCTGCAACTGGATTAACGCTACGCTCTGACTTATTACTGGCTGCATCAGCAGCAAGAGAAGATAAGTTGGAAATGGATAAGTTAGTTGAAGATGCAATGGAAGCAGCAGGTGCTACCAAGCAAGCAACAATCGGAACAGCAATCCATGCATTAACTGAGAAGTTAGATAGAGGTCAAGACCTTGGCCCAATACCAGATGATTATGTTGCAGATATACAAGCATATGCAGAAGCAACTAAGTCTTTTACTAACGTTCACATAGAACAGTTCTGCGTTCTAGATAAGTACAAGATTGCTGGAACACCAGACCGAATAGTAGAATACAAAGGCGAGAAGTTTATCTCTGACCTCAAGACAGGCAGCATTAGTTACCCAAACAAAATCGCTATGCAGTTAGCAGTATATGCACACGGCTTGCCGTATGACCCTGCTACGGCAACCCGTGGTTCTTGGGGTGACATCAACACAGAGAAGGGAATCATTGTGCATCTACCAGCAGGAAGTGGACAATGCACTCTTCATTTTGTAGACTTAGTTCATGGCTGGAAAGGTATTGAACTAGCCATGAAAGTAAGAAAGCACCGAGATAAAAAGAATATATCAACACCGATACAAGGAGAATAATGTCTCACTCAGAAGCACCAATTAGCATCACAGTTAAATCAGCAGCAGGTTCGCTAGTCACAGTTCGTGCTGCAACAGCAGAAGAACTTGACCAGACAGTTGCATTAACACTGGCATCTCTTGCATCTGCTACAGAAGAACTCGAAAAAGCAGTACGTGGTACTGGTTTTAGCGCACCTGCAGCAACTCCTATCTCACCAGCAGTTGGCTATGCAGCCAATGCACTTGGCGGAACAGTCATTGCAGAATCATTTGCACCAGCAGCAGCACCTGCAGGTGGCGGACAGCGCATGTGTCCTCATGGAACAATGACACGCATCCATGGTTTGACTGGTAAGTTCGGCCCATACAAGGGACACTTCTGCCCAGCAAAGCAAGGCGACCCAACTAAATGCACAACACAATATGTCAAGGCTAACTCACCAGAGTTTGCAACATTCGTAGCCGACCAGACAAAGGCATAAATGAAAACACTACGCCGTAGCGTAGGCAAAGCAGAGGTGGGGGGCGAACCATTAGCCCCACCTTTCCAAGCCTTCGCAAGAGAAGGAATCATATTACGGCGTGCAGAAGTAACTGTAATTGCAGGCACCCCAGGTGCAGGCAAGTCCAGTATCGCATTACATATCGCAGCAAGACTAAAACAACCTACATTATATTTCTCTGCGGATACTAATGCACATACAATGGCTATGCGATTACTTGCACTTCGTGCACGCATTCCACAACAACAAGCAGAACAAATGCTAAAGACACAACCAGATACAGCCGAGTCTATCTTGCGTGAGTATGGAAATATGTATTGGTCATTCGAACCAAGTCCAACTCTTCGTGACTTAGATGAGGAAGTATCTGCGTTCGAAACTATATGGGGCAGAAGCCCGACACTTATAGTTGTAGATAACCTCATGGACATTGCTATTGATGGACATGAAGAGTTTGCTGGTATGCGGCAGGTAATGAAAGAACTCAAGTACCTAGCCCGTGATACAAATGCAGCAGTATTAGTATTGCACCATACGCAGGAGGGTGCTCCTGGCTATCCGTGCCAGCCACGCTCAGCGTTGCAAGGTAAGGTCGCGCAGATTCCTGCTATGGTGTTAACTGTTGGACAGATGATGCAGGGGCAGGACGCATACTTATGTGTAGCCCCAGTTAAAAATAGATATGGCAAGGCAGATGCAACTGGTAACACATACATATCGTTATCATTTGAGCCTGGCTCTATGTATCTAGAAGATGTAGTGCGAGATTACAGACAGGTAGAGATGACAGTATGAGTAGTGCAGCCAAAGCCAAAGGCTCAGGAGCAGAGCGAGATGTAGTTAAGTACCTCAAGCAATGGTTTCCCTATGTTGATAGGCGATTGGCTGGTGCTACGTTAGACAAAGGTGACATCTCAGGTATACCTGGAGTTACAATCGAAATAAAGAACCACGCGACAATGAAGTTGTCAGAGTGGACAGAAGAGTTGATAGTCGAGATGGCTAACGACAAAGCATGGACAGGCGTGGTGTGGCACAAGCGCAAGGGTAGGGGAAGCCCTGGGGATTGGTACTGCACCATGCCTGCACATGTGTGGGTAGATTTACTAAGGAGAGCACTTGGAGAAGCCAAGCATTGAAGAGTATCTTAACTACATAGGCGCAGCCGTGCCTCCAATGGGCAGCGGCTGGCGCAAGATGAAGTGTCCGTTTCATCTAGACACACATGCTAGTGCAGCAGTAAACTTTGATAAGAACGCCTTTGTATGCCACGGTTGTGGCGTCAAGGGCGATACTTATTCCCTAATTATGTATAAGGAAGGCAGCAATTATCGTGAGGCTAAACAATTCGCAGAGACAGTTCTTGCTACAGGCAACACAGAGATACACAGCAGCAATAGAAAGCGCGAAAGATTATCTGTCAAGCCGTCATCTCTCGGTAGAAGAGGCAAGAGTCTTTCACTTGGGGGTGGTCGAAGACCCGCTTCCAGGGCATGAGCCTTACAAAGGTAGACTTGCTATCCCATATATCACGCCATCAGGCGTGGTAGATATTAGATTCCGTGACCTAACAGGTACACATGACGCTAAGTATATGGGATTAGTTGGTGCTGAGACTAGCATGTTTAATACTCAGGCAGTCTTTGCTGCTGACAGTTACATATGTGTAACTGAAGGTGAGTTCGATTGCATAATGATGAGCGTTAAGACACAGCACCCAACAGTTGGTATTCCAGGAGCAAACAACTGGAAGAAACACTATGCCAAAATACTAGATGACTTTGAAACAGTCATAGTCCTAGCCGACGGTGATGCCCCAGGCTTGGAGTTTGGCAAGAAGATTAGCCGTGAACTTGGCAACGTTAATATCATCAGTATGCCAGACGGTGAAGATGTAAACTCTATGATGATAAAGAAAGGTAGTGAGTGGATTGACGAACGAATCAGAGAATGCATTGCCAATGGATGAGACCTTTTGGAATCATGTAGAACATTGCGGATTTACAATAGGCATAGAAGTATCAGACAACAAGGTTATGAACATACTTGAAGTACTGCACGATATCTATGACACGATTGAAGAAGACCCAGAAGAGGGTCGCAAACTAATTATAATGATGGCTGCAATCCTAGTAGCCTCTAAGGATGGACATGCCGACAAGGTATGGGAAGAACTATCCGTGCAGGAATCTATGAAAGACTTAGACCACACACTCAAGGAGATATTAGATGAAAAATAGTGCAGACGTAGATGTAATCTTGCATGAGTTAGCAAAAATCCTTTACAAAAAGCATGAGGATTATGGCCCAATGAACATAGCAGGAGCACCTGGCGGTGCTATGAATGGGCTACGAGTCCGCATGTATGACAAGTTGGCTAGACTCAACAACTTAGTAGATACAGGCGACACGCCGAACTATGAATCCGTAGAAGATACACTCATTGACCTTGCAAATTATGCCATAATTGGATTACTTGTTCAGCGCAATCAGTGGGCTGGCATTCCAAATGGAGACATAAATGAAAAGAGTCGTAGTCCTCAGTGACCTTCAGATTCCATATCAAGATGACAAAACAGTAGATGCAACCATAGATTTTATCGCTGATTACAAACCAGATGAACTCTGGTGTGTGGGTGATGAACTAGATGCACCCGAACCTAGCCGTTGGAACCGTGGTATGGCAGGTGAATATGCAGGTACATTACAACAAGGCATTGACACAACAAAAGAAATCATAAGTGAATATAAGAAAGCATTAGGAAAGAAACCGTTTTATATCCAGCGGTCTAATCATACAGACCGCATTGATACTTATATCCGTAAGTATGCCCCAGCGTTCAGCAGTCTCAAGTCGCTAGAGATTGAAGAACTACTGGGGTATTCTTCTTTAGGCGTTACTTACCTACATAAGATGCATGAGTTACTACCTGGCTGGGTAATGGCACACGGAGATGAAGGCAAGTTGTCACAGACTCCAGGCTCTACCGCATTGTCATTAGCAAAACGATTAGGCAAGTCAGTCGTGTGTGGACACACGCATAGAGTGGGCTTACAACATGAAACAGTTGGCTTCTACGGCAAGATGCATACGCTATTCGGTCTAGAAGTCGGACACCTCATGGATATCAAGCAGGCGGATTACCTATCCGCAGGCACAGCCAACTGGCAGCAAGGCATTGGCATACTAGTGGAAAACAACAAGAAGGTTGTTCCATATGCAGTCCCAATCATTAATGGTGAGGTACATCTACCATAATGAATTACATCCAAGAATATAATGCATTAGTCCAGCAACTAGCATCTGAGTATGCACGCAGATACAACATGCTAGAACTAGATGATATTGCTCAAGAGTTATGGGTTTGGTTTGTTAGCCATCCACGTAAATACAAAGAGTGGTCAGAGTTAGAACAAAAAGATAGGGATAAATTAATTGCTAAATCGCTACGCAATGCGGCTCTTAAATACTGCGAGAAGGAGAAAGCCCGTAAGTCTGGATACGATACATCAGACCTCTACTACTACGACGTATCAGTCGTCGAAGCATTCTTACCTTCAATTATCGCAGGAACATATTCTATCCCAGTTAGTATTCAAGACCTCAATGCCAAGTTCGGAAGTGGTAGTTTATCGGAAGGCAATAATTGGCTCTCTCTTAGAAGCGATATTATGGGTGCATTTGAAAAACTATCAGACGCTAAGCAGAACATACTCAGGCTTCGCTTCAGCATAGACTCACCAGACTGGTCACTACTAGCCAAGGATATGGACAGCACACCAGATGGAGCACGCATGAAAGTCCAGCGTGCTATCAATTCACTAGTTAAAAATCTAGGTGGCTGGAGACCATACAGCGAACCAGACTCAATCGAAGCAGAGTCTGAGAATGAATGACCTAAGAGGTGAACCAACCTTTGCTTGCATCTGTGGTTGCACAATGTTTGAGATAACAGTAATGTGGGACAGAGATACAAGAGCAGTAGGCTGGTATGACCTTACTCAAAAATGTAAAGAGTGTGGAACTTTAACAACAGCGCCAACAGAGATAGATGGGTGTGAAGATTAATGCCGTTATTTGATTTCAAATGTAATACATGTGGAGAGATTGCAGAAACAAATGAGAATATACCACCGATTTGTGGAACTTGTAGTGGAACTATGCTTCGTGTATGGTCTGCCCCAGCGATTAAGTTTAATGCACCAGGCTTCTATTCAACAGGAGGATGAATGTATAACTTCACAACCGAAGCAAACTGCATAGGTATAGACGTAGAGATGTTCTTCGTAGAAGAAGATGCTAAACACTACAAGGAACCAGAGTTACTTAAACGTATATGCAATAACTGCACGGTTAAGAACGAGTGCCTTGACTACGCCCTACATCATGCAGTTGTAGGTTGGTGGGGTGGCACATCAGAGAAGCAACGCAGAGCAATACGCGAGAAGCGTGGCATCTCAGCAGAACCTGTACTCATAACAGAGAAGTGGATACAATAAAAAAAGACCCCCGCCAGGTAGTTTAAATTACCTGAACGGGGGCTTTTATATTTTATTTACTTTGAACCGCGACCAAATTCTTTAGCCTTTGGGTCTAGTGCTTTCCAAATTGGAGCAATAAACGCTGACGCAAATGCGTAGGCTAGTGTCTTAGGGTCTGTCACACCTGCTGCGTACAATGCAATAACTGATGGAACTGCTGCACGTGCATATGTTGTTGCGATAGCAACAAGTTTCTTTGTATCCATGGTTCTCCTTATGATTTGAAGACAGGCTTGCCAAAGCCTACGATATAAACTGGCAATGACTTCTTTAGTGCTGGGCCATTCTTAGCCTTATACGCACGCTTCTTTAAACATACTTGACCGCCATTGCGTTGGTCACCCTTCTTATCGGGTGCGGTATTACCTTCAACGCAGATTACAGTTCCGTCTCCGTTGTCTCTAACCACGATTCCAACATGACTAATGCGGTCAACACCATCATTGGGAAAATCAAAGAACACAATATCCCCAGGAAGTGGAGTCGCGTGATTTAATTTTTTCCCATTGTCCCTTCTTGATGAAGGCTTGTGCTCCAACAACTGTGCTAACGCAGTTAGGAATTTTAAGCCCAACTTCGTTTGCACACCACATAACAAACGAACCACACCACGGTAGGAAGTTTGCTTTAGTGAACGCACCATACTTAGTTTCATTATCTTTTGGCCCTTCAATCACACCAATTTCGGTTCGGGCTACCTTTATAAAATCATTACGTTGACCCATTACTCACTCGCTTTCTTATCAACCTTAGCAAAGGCTGCATTAATTTCATCTGCAGATAAAGAACCATCTGCTAGGAAGTAACGAGCAAGTGCTTCTAGTACTCTTGCTGCGCCTAAAGCGCCAGCAAGTACTGCTGCTTGCCATACTTCAATACCAACTAATGAACCAGCACCGATAACTCCAAGTGCTTCGGCTGCAATGACTGCGAGTATTCGCATCATTACATTCTTAAATGTATTCATTATTCATCATCCTTTAGATTGCGTAGATTAAGTGTGACTGTCCAGATAACTAGACAAATCACGATTGCATAACCAACAACTGTTTTGGCTGAGCCTTCAAGTACAACCCAAGCGACGAACATTCCAAGGAGTGTCCATAGTTGATTGGCAATATCTGATAGTAGTTTTTTCATTATGGTTTTCTCCTATATGTGGCGGTTGCAGCAGCGCCTGCTGCTGCCTGTGTTGCTATACCACCTGCAATAATTGCAGATACAACTACATCTTCTGCTTTCTCACGTACTTCTGGTGGTAGGTCTGCCCCCACACTCCCGAACGCTGCGAGTGCAGCGGCTGGGTCTGTAAATATTTCTTCTAGCAATGCTGCTGGGTCTTGTAATAAAGCAACCGCTATTGCAACTTCTGCTGTAACTACTACACCGTTATCTAGTTCTACTGGTGTTTCAGGTGCTAGACTTTCTAAATCAACACTATGAATACTAGGAGGTTCAGGTGCTACATCAGGCTGAGATGCTGTCTCAGGTTCTAAGATTGGCTCAGGTAAAGGCTCAGGCTCTGGTGCAAGCGGTGCCTCTGGCTCAGGTTCAGCAGGAGGCAATGGCTGTTCTTCTTCTTCAACAGGTGGAGAAGGTTCTTCGACAGGCTCTGGCTCTACAGGAATTGGTTCTTCTGCAGGGGGTTCCTCCGCAGGAGCAGGAGGTTCTTCAGCAGGAGGAAGAGGTTCTTCCTCAACTGGTTCAGGAGCAACTGGTGCTGGTTCAGGAGCAGGTTGAGGCTGTGCAACAGGCTCAGGAGCAGGTTCAGGTTGCACCGCAGGAGGCGTAGAAGGCACTTCTGGGGCTACAACAGGGGCTTCTGGTACGATTGGCTCAACTACTACAGTACTTGTATCTAAAATTGTGGAGGTATCAGATGGAGTTATTGATTCTGTTGGGGTTTCTACTGGGCTGGCTGGTGTGCTGGATTCAGATGGCGCGGTCACACTCTCGGAAGGTGCAACAACTACAGTCTCTGAATCGTTCACTACTTGAGAAGTTTGCGTCTCCTGTGGAGCAGACACAGTTGCGGTATCTGGCTGAGTTACAGTTGGAGAATCAGAAGTTGAAGTCGGAGAAGAAGAAGGCTCTGGAGTGGGACTTGCAATAGAGACAGTCAATATAGGGCCATACCATCCACCCCAAAATCCTATATCTCTACCAGTTGCAACAATAGTAAGTTGACCTGATACCTGTGCAGTTAAAGTTGTAATCTGGATTGTGTTGCCTGAGTAAGATTGACCGTTAATTGATACAGTCCACACATCTGGAATAGGATTACAAGTACCAATGCAATTAGCAATCGTATTATTTACTGTAACAGATACAGTTGAACCATCAGTAACGGTTCCTGTATAAATAGCAGAGCCGCCACGATAATCAAACTGAACTGTATTGCCAGATACTAAACCATTAGTAGCCTGCCAAGCGCCATCGGCGCTGGCTATAGGACTCCAGAAAAAAGAAGTACCTAAAACTATAAAGAATACTCCGTACTTACTTGCTCTTACCTTCGCAGAGTATGAGGTAAATTTGGTCAACACGTTGTTCAACTCTATCCAATCGTTCGCTGTTAATATTAACTGCGTCCCTCATGCTGCTACCTGAATTTGGTTTCAGTTCGCTTAAATAATGTTGTACCAACCATCTAATTGCTGCTGTAAATCCAACAACTAAAGTCATTATGGCTACGGCAAAGCCAGCCCATTCCGTTGCTGTCATTATACCGTTCTCACCACAATCGTAATAATGCCACCGTAACCATTGAACTTATCTGGTGGAGTTGTGCGCTTAAATGAAATGCCTTCAATTTGTACCTGACGTAGTTCTTGTGTGTTTAAATCCTGCCACAATAGTACGTCTCCGCTTTCTTCGATTGCCTCTAATTGCAGAAGGCGCTCATGCGCTCTACCCTTATAGCCAGTAGTCACGCCATTACGGTCTGACTCTGTATCAAAGCAATAAACAGGAAACTGAATTAGTCGCTGACGTGGAGTAGCGATAGTAGCCTTAGCCTGATAGCCCTTGAATACGGGGCCAAGTGAAGCAGTTGTAGCATCACGTGTAAATAAAAACTTGTAAGCAATATACTCACGGGCTACAGATGGCTGGTTAGTACCGACTTCAAGTGATGGTACTTGTGAGTCATATGTAATATGGTCGTATTCAACACCATCAATGTCTACTGTAAGTAGGCTTAGTGAACCTTTAGAAAAATCACCGCGTCCAATAAGACGCTTAAAGTTCTTAGGCTCTAGTGTTCCGTAACGAATATTACCTGTAGTTAAATAACCAGATGAAATTAAGTTAGTTGCTGACTCTATATACACAGCGCCAGGTGATGTTACGTGTGCTGTAGTTGCAGATACTACCGTTGAAACCACGTCGGTACCAGCAAGTGCATAAGTAAATGTTGTTGTAGTTGGCACAGATACTACAGTAAAAGTAGTAGTTGTGCTATTGAATACAGAACCAGATACAGTATCTACACCTTGAACCCAAATTATATCACCAACAGATAAACCGTGTGCTGTTTGAGTAGTAAGTGTTACTACGCCAGATGTTTTTGCTTTGTTAGTTACTCTAGTACCTTTAATATTTGCCTGACTTGTAAAGGCTAGTTGGTCTGTGCCATCAATAAATGCACAGGCTGTGGTGTAACGACCAGTAACTCCTGACTGGTAAATGTCATTAGCGTAAGCAAAGCGTAGAGTTTCAATCTCATTACTAAGGTCAATACGAATAACCCCTGGCTCACCATCTACACCAGTTGCGCACCATACATAATGGTCACGTGCAGCAAAGTCATAGCATGGTTGGCTAGTCTCAACGATTAGTGGGCCGTAATTAATAGAACCATCTTGGTCAGAGACAACTGCTGCACGCACTCCCTTGCTAGTACCTATCATCATATAACCTAGGTAGTAGTAAATCTTATGCACTACTTCACCAACTGGTAACTCTGCTGCAACTATTGCGCTAGTAAGCGTAGGCATTACACCAGAAGTATTAAGGGTAAACTTTTGGATTGTAGATTGAATACCATTGTAGCCAGCAATATAAATAGCAGGGCCAGATGCAGTAATAGATGTATAAATATGTGATGTTGATGGGTGTGTATATATAGGTGTTGGGATAGGGCCAGAATGAGAACCAGAAAATTCATACACTTTATTGTCAGCGCACATAACAATACGTTCTTTTACAAATTCCATAATTGCATTAGAAATTAAACCAGATTCATCAAACATAGTAACTATATCTGAAGCATCGGCTGCGCTGCCAGTTAAAGGCTTTTTATATACAGTCTTCTTTGTGGCTGTATTAGTAATCCAATAGGCTGTAGTTCCATCATCACAGATACCATGTACTGGAGCATCTGTGCCAGCATTGTAATTAATAAAGTGTGTCTCAGCACCAGTAGCATCAATCTTATCTACGTCATATTCGTCTTTAAGAAGAACACCCTTTGAACCATTCCATTCAATAGAACGCATCTCTTGAAAACGGCGACCAGTAGTACGTATATCTCCAGTAGTAATGTGACCAGTAGTTACATCTTTAAGCATTGTTACTTGACCCTTAGTCCAAACATCTACACCTTTGCTATCGGCAAAGCGGTAGTGTCCAGACTCGTCATTAGTTCCTGGGTCATAGAAGTTAATACCTGCACCACTATGGAAAGACATTTGAGAACGTAGCCACCAACCAGTAAGCGATTGCTCGCCAGGCTCATTGCCGTTATCAAATTGGTCTTTACGGAATGGTGCAGTTTGACGGGTGCTTTCGTCTTTATCTGAGATTGCAGATATAAACGGCATACCGCCAATGGCTGTATCGTAAGAGATGTTAGTGTTCTGCCAGACAGCATCTGTAGAAACAATACCAATGTCAGCGATACCACGGGCAATAGGTAATCCGTCACCTGCTAACGCCCAGACATTACCATCACCTTCGGTTATATCACGACCAGCCACTATTGCTCCTTAGTATATTTGTAGTTCTGCTTCATCTACTGCATCATCTATGTCCCGTCGTAACGGAACTATGTCAGTAAGTAATGTATCCATATTTTCTCCAACAAAAAACCCGCCGAAGCGGGTTAGTTGTTATATATTTTTTATCCTAAAGATATTGCTTTTTTACGCAGACTTGCCGATAACTTAACATCTATGTCTCGTTTAGATATCTCAGGTCTAATATCGTGTAATCCTAAAAGACCAATAACTCCATCTGCTTCGGGAGTTAAGTTTTTTATATCTTTAAGGTTATGGTTAAAGTATTTCCACTCACAAAAATCATAGACTTTTTTAAGAACAGTTTCTGTGTTGTCTAGCAAATCTTGATACTCTACAAAAAGAAACTGACCAGTATTAATTTCTTTTGCATGGTTAACTCCAGCAAGTGAACGCATAATCGGCTCTGAACCTTCATCAAGCAATCCTTGTTCTGGATTAGCCCAACCATTTATCTTTCTTATATGAACAAAACTTTTAACTATTTCAATGACTGGTCTTGTCATTACAATAATCTTTGGAGTTTTAGTTATATAGTTATGTATTAAATTAAGATTGGCTGGTAATGTCCACGACCTACACTTATCAATAATACAACCAGTAGCATCTTCATAAAACATATCTGGTAATTTAGATATAAGTTTATTTTTAAATTCTGGTTTATTAAACATTTGTTCTGTTTGCTCACAAGATACTTGTGTATCCCACATTAACTGACATAGCGCAGAATTGCCTTCTGTATGTATGTCAGGGTTTTGACTTAAAATAGATGTCAAAACAGTAGAACCAGTTCGTGGTAATCCGCTAAGAAAAACTATGTCTTTGTTCATGTCCCCACCTTAAATTGTTTAATCCATTGTATCCCATTGCTGGTCTGTTTCGTTCCAGTAATAAGGCCCTTCTGGTCGTTCTATTGGAGGCATCCAAGTACCTGTTTGAACATTTAATGTCCAAGATGGAAAAGGCGAAGGAGAAATAAATTTATCTAAGTTAGCATCATAACGCCAACCTACTCCTGGGTAGGCTCCACGGAAACTGCCATTATATGAACATTGCTTCCAATTAGTATAGCCACCTGACCATTCAGTTAAAAACTCAATACCAGATGCCTCTTCATTGGAAGCATCTAATGCTTCATTGTTTACAACATGGACTTCAAAAACAATATTGTTTTCATTTAATTTTGCAAAGTGTGCCATTAGAAAGTTATGCTCCCGTTTCCAGTAAACTTATAATACTTGTATCCACCTGTGTTATATAGAGTTGGAGAACCAGTAGTTGATGCAGCATCTGGTCGTGAATCAAGTGTTCTAATAATAACAATACCAGAACCACCTGCTCTACCATCAAAGTCAGCAGCACCGCCTGACTTTCCTCCTCCACCACCGCCACCAGTGTTAGCAGTTCCTGCTGCTGGATAGCCAGCACCACGACCACCACCAATACCACCGCCACCTAAACCAGCAATAGAAGAAACAACTTCATTAGCCTGAGTTCCTCCACCACCACCACCGCCAGCATAGTAGTAAGTTCCACTTACGTTTTGACCTGATGAAGTAGCAGCACCCCAAGCGGAAAAGGCTGTTGTACCATTTCCACCAGCACCTGCATAAGAACCGCTTGTTCCAGTTGTACCAGCAGCACCTGCACCGCCACCGCCACCAGAAGTTCCGCGACCGTTATCAGGCCCACCATTACCACCAGGGCCACCGTTGTTACCTTGACCAGCAGTTCCTAAACCACCAGCATAAGTTCCACCATTGTAACCACCTGTACCACCACCAGAACCACCAGCAGCACCACCTGAGTTACTTGCGTTATTTGCTCTACCTCCACCAACGGCAGCAGTTATGCTAAATCCATCGGCTGTTACGGTTGAGTTAAGACCATTTGTCATTGTTCCGCTGTTTTGAGCACTTGTTCCACCTGCTCCAACAGTTACTGTGTAGGTAAGTCCAGGTCGAAGATATGTTGCTCCGCTAGCGGAAACAACACCGCCAGCACCTCCGCCACCTCCACCATAGCCACCTCCGCCACCGCCTCCAGCAACCATAAGTATTGCGCCTTCAAAAGAAACAAATGCCTGTTGGTCCCAGATTTTATTTCTTACAGCACTATTTTTAAGGCTATAAATAGGCATTAGGAAATCTCCACTCCCGAAATATGAAAGTTAACTGTAGTTGCAGATGCTAAACCTTTAATAGTTTTAGTCGTAGCCAGTACTTGTTTTAGTTCAATGATAGTAGAATCATTTGCTCCAATAACCACATCATTAGCAATTAAAACATCATCTAGCAACAAGTCAAATGTTGCTGATGAAGAAGCAGTATTTGCAACTAAAATATTAGTTACTACTGCAGTTGTGCTTGATGGTACTGTGTATAAGGTTGTGCTTGATGTTGATGCCGCTCCACGAAAGAGCGCCTTTGATGTTGTAGCCATTAGTTACTACTTCCTTTTCTTATTCTGTTACTTCTACATACTCTGCTTGTTTGCAGGCATCACAAATAGTTTTAAACTGTGGGTCTTCTATGTCTCTTTGTTCAAGATAGTTGTGTCCGCAAGCAGGACACTTGTAAAAATACTTAGGCATTTGTATCCTCCGCTGGGTTAGTAAATGTATCGGTTTCTGAATTATAAATCCAACCAATTACTACGGCTTGAGTTTTTGGGTCATATTCAACCGCGGTTCCAACAGTTTGCGCTTCTTCTAAAGTATCACATACTATTAAATTTTCAACTAAGTTATTATTTAATATAGCAAATTTAGGCATTTTTATCCTTTCAATCTTAGTAATAAATTAAAATACAACCAGAGCCACCAATGGTAGAACCACCACCAGCGCCGCCACCACCTGAACCGCCTGCTCCGCCTGCAGCACCTGTTGCGCCAGCGGCTAAGACACCACCACCGCCACCGCCGCCACCGCCAGAACCACCGACAGCACCAGCAAATAATCCACTACCACCAGTA